AGTTGATACACCAGTCCAATGATTTTGCCATTCATTCCAAACAGTTCCTAATTCTACAGATGTTAAATTTGGATTTCCTGATTCTTTAACTAAAGTATCCCAAGAGCCATCATCATTACTAATAACTAATTCTGGTGCTCTTTTAGTTTCTTTCCATTCATCTGTTTGAGGTGTTAATGTAATAGAACCAATCCAAGTAAATATACCAAATGGATTTACATTGATTGCTTTACTTGCATACGGTTGATCTATTAAAGTTTGTTCTGTGTAAGGTAAAGTAATTAGATCACCTGTTTTAGCATAATTTGCTGCTGTTCTATCAGCGGCAACAATCGCAGTTCCATCATCATCTCTTTCAATTAATTGTATAGCATCTTCATTAAAGGTAGGTCTTAATTCACCTTTTGCGTAATCAATAGAAACTTTATAATCTTTATTTCCAGGATCACCAATACCGTGACCAACAAAATTATCTACAATAAATCCATTTTTAAATCTATCAAAACCATCTACGTCTTGTATTTGTAAAGATTGAGCAGAAGCTTCTAATAAAGAAAGTTGAGTATAGTATTCAACATTTTCAATTCTCTTTTCTAATCTTCCAATATCTCTCATAGTATATCTTCGATTATCAACTGCTTCAATACCTACATCAGCAGTATCTAAAGTATAACTAGGTATAAACAATGTATATAAATGCATTGCATTATCTAAAGTACCAGGAACATCTGGATAGATTGAACTTGCACCTTTTAAAACTTTAAAATTACCTTCTTTATCTAAAAATATTTTATCTACTCTTTGTAAATAATATTCAAAATCAGAAGTAATATCTGAATTAAATTTAACTACGTCAACAACTGACGCACCTACACCGTCATACGATCTGTCTTGAGCACCAGAATTAATTGTTGATGCATCATCAACTCTAGGTCTAAAATCTAACGAATCTCTTAATTCATATCTTTCACCTGTTGTTGTAGATGTAAAACTTGGTATATTTTCATAATCAACAACACCTGAATATGAATCTACATCAAAGAAATCTCCTGCACCGTGTGAGAAATAATCAAAATCTACAAGTAATCTTCCTGTAGGTGTTATCTCACCTGTTTTTAATACAAGTCTTCCAATATCATAAAAGTTATCTCTTTGACCTGTATCTAAATCAAATCTATCTATAATATCTGTATCACTTGAAGTTGCTGCTGTTGAAAAATTTGCTGACATATATACAGCGTTAATTTGATAAACGTCAGCTTTACCTAAACCAATTGTACCATTTTCAATAGTAGTTTGATTCGATATTGCAACTGTTGAATTTGAATTTAATGTTTTTGATTTAGAATTAGCAACTGTTCTATTTACTGTTGCCAATATTTTTACTTCGTGTGAAGCATAATTTGTACCAAAATCTATATTTAATGTTTTGCCTGTTGGTGAACCACCTAAATTAAATATATTATTACCCTCGTGATTATTACCAGCTAAACTAAATATGTCACCTACAGCACCTGAAGGACCTGAACCTAATGCAGTAATTGATACTAAAAAGTCTAATTCAGCAAATGCACTAAATGTCTCATTTGTTCCTGCTGTTAATGTAATATCACCATTAGATGTTAATGTACCAGTAAATTGTCTTCTAACTTTAAAACTTGTATCCGATACACCTGAATTAGAAGTTGTTTTTAAAGTTTTAATTGTTTGATAAGGTAATTTAAATATAGAAATATTTTTTTCAGGTGATTGAATTTTTGATCTTCTTCTCGTTATTCTTGTTTTAGTAGAAGCAGCAGCAGTGACTGAAGATAGAGTTAAACTACTATTTGAAATAATAGCTTCAATTAATTTTGTTTCAGTATTACCACTATCATTTGTGAAAGAAATTGAATCACCTATTTTTAATTCATCTGTAAATCTAGTATTAATACCTGTCACAGCTGCACTTCCAGAACTTACATCAATAGAACCTGATAATGTTAATTGATCACCATAAGTAGAATCTAATGCAGTGTCAGCAGTGTACGTAGGTGAACCAGCCATACCAATTTGTTTAATATCTGGAGCATCAAAATTTGTAGCACCTTTAAATCCTACAACATCAGCTTGTATAACTGCTGTATTTGATGATGTTCCACCAGTGATTGTTTCACCAGCACTAAACTCTCCAGAAACAGATGACACAACAACAACACCGTGAGCAGCACTACCACCTGAACTATATGCCGTCACATTTGTAGCAGTTGTACCTGTTTCATCATACAATTCAAAAGTTGTACTTGATGGATTTCTAACAGTAAATACATCAGAAGATACAGATGTAGAATCTACTTCAAATCCTGTAGCGCCTGAAATTGTAATTTGTTGTCCTTCTATAAAATTATGACCACCCGATATTGTCACAACACCTGGACTAGCAACTGTAATACCGCCATCAATTGATTGTGTTTCTGTAGTTGAGATTGATTGAACAACACCAGTTGCTCCTGAAGTTGCTCCAGTCACAATTTCACCTGTTGTGAAAGTTTGAGCAGTTGTAATATTTAAATGTGTAAACATTACTATGTCATATAAGTAATGTCTATAAATTGCTGACGTTAAACTAGAACTCGCTAATATATTTGAAGTGGCACTACCTGAAATATATTCAAAACCTTTTGATTTTGCTCTACCTATTTGTGGAACATTAACTCCATTAGTTGATTGTTCAGTACCACGTGATGATGTTGCTGTTTTATAAAGATTAATTGCTTTAAACGCCTCTACAGCACCTGATACAAATCCTACATCAGGTGAACCATAAATATTTGTGACATTTATAAAATTACCTAAATCAAATCTTGTAGAAAAAGCATTTTCTGTATCAAAATCTCTAGCTTTATCTACATCAATAAAAGTTGTTCCTAATTTTTCTATTTCATAACCTTTAACATATGCTTTACCTGGTGACATACCAATAGCAAGTTTAGTTGCATCACCACCATTACCTGATGTATAGATACCTCTATTATTACCAGATATTAAATGTTCTCTAACATCAATATCAAAAGGTCTTACTGTATAGTCACCTGATTCATCATATGTTCTTCTCGCAAATGTTTCTTCTAATACAGCATATTCAGTTGTTCTAACTCTATTTTGTAAAATACCATTTGATAATCTTAATAATTCAATAAAGTTTGAATCTTCTGTTGATGTTAATGTTTTTTTAGCTAATGTTAAATCTATTTTAAATCTATGAGCGCCTGGTGCACTAACATTTGAAGAACCTGCAGCGTTATCATTTAACGAACCATCATCATTTGGTGTCACAAATGATTCTGCAACTGTTAAACCAACTCTATAACTAGGTGTGTTTGTATATTTGTCAAGTATTAAAACTTGATTAGAAACTTGAACGTGAAAACCATTTATGTAATATACACCCTCTTGTATTTCTGCGGCACAACCTGTAGCAGTTGTATCAACCACACAAGTAATTGTTGTTGATGAACCATCTATTGTTGCAGTTCCTGATAATGTTTCACCATCAGTAAATGATGTTGCAGTTTTTGAAGTACCAGAGTCAATATATTTTACAAATAAAGTATCTGGATCAGTTCCATCTGTTGCTACTGTATTTACAACTCGTGCCTGAACTCCTGAAGTACCACCTGTTAAAACAATATCACTAAAACTTGAAAGACTAATACCACTTTCAATGCTAGATAATTTAACAGCATAATATTCCAAGTCATATCCAATTTCACCAGGAATTATCATTGCACCTTTATCAAAAAGATGATCAGATACTCTTTCTATCTGGTTTTGTAATTGTGTTTGGGACTGTGTTAATTCTCTCGCTTGAACTGCAAATGACGGTCTGAAAAGTATTCTATGAAACTTTTTACTTTCCGTAAAGTCATCATAATATGGCGAGAGGTTAAAGTCAGTTGGACTTGGCATTTTCTCTCCTAAAATTCAACAATCAATTTAACATTTTCGGTCTGATCTGAAGCTCTTGTGATTGGTGCTCTTTGTTCAACATATATCACATCACCAGCATCTCTATCAATTTCTGAACCTGCATAACCACTAGTAAAAGAAATACTATCTACTGTAGAAGTAGAACTTGATGGTGTTCCAGTTTGTCCTGAACTTTGACCTGTAATCGTATTTGTTCCTGAAAACGCTGTTAAATCACCACTACTATCAGAACCTTCATCATTAAATCTAGTTTGTATATAATATAAAATTTTATTTGATGAATCATATTCAACAACTTTACCAACCGCTCCAGTAGTGGCTTGATTGATTTCTTCATCTACTGTAAATGAACCAGAAGCACTTGATAATAAAATTGCTTTTGTTCCTCTAAGTGTAGTTGAACTTGCAGCAGATCCACCTGAATTTGGGTCTCTAATTAAACAAACTCGTCTAAAATCATTTTCAGTTGTGAAGTCACCTGAATTTGAAGTTTCTGCACCTTCAAAATTTACATTCAACATTACAAAATAACCACCTAATTCTTTTATTGCGTTTGCACCGTGTCCACCATAAGATGAACCTGAAGTTTTTAAATTTCTAGGTTCAATTATACAATCTAATTCAGTTCCTGTAAGTGAACCAGCACCTGCAGAATTAATTTCTGATAATAAGATATAACCATAACTATAACCCGAACCTACATTTGTGACAGTCACTCCAGTGACATCTCCTCCAGCACCAACAGTGACAGATACTTCACCACTTGAACCATCACCGTGTATTGAAATACCTGTATGTGTTCCTGGTGTTCCACCTGTTCCCGCTGTTTTAATTTTTACTATGTTTATACCACCATCAACTGCTGCAGCAGAAACTGTACTATTTGTAGATACTGCCATAAAATCAGTTGATAAGAAATTTGCTTGTTGAGAAGCAGAAAGCGTGTACATATATTTCCATTTATAACCATCACCTGTTGTAATTATAGATGTTGATGTACCTGAAGGTTCATTTCCTGCGATCACTGCTGAACCATTATTATTGTCTAAACATTTGTAAACATTATATTCACTTGTCACTACATAAAAAGTAGAATCATATAAAGATGTAGCTCCACTATCTGCAGTTTGAACTGAAGATGAGGAACCAGTCACATAATGACCATAGTCGTGTCTGTAATAATCGTAAACTGTTCCTGCAGTCCAATTTCTTCTAGGTATTACATATGAAATATCTGAACTAGTGACTTTTTTGGCAGCTAATAAATCGTCAAAAGTATAAAATTCTTCTTGTATTGAATCTATAGGTGTAGGAGGTGCTGAATCACTTCCTTGATATTCTGTTCTACTATCAGGTCTAGTTTGAGTAGTCCATGCTTGTGGTCTACCTATACCCAAATAATATACATTTGGTGTTGCCTCTGAAAATGACTCATAAAATTGTTCTGAATTATGAATCCTAAATTTATTTGTAATAATTGCTGCCATTTTTTTAATTATCCTTTATCATATTTATACAAGTTTTTATCATTTAACCTAATGCGATTGACGCTGCAATAGAAGTTAATCCTCCAGTTATTGCATTTATTTGAGTTTGAATATTTGAACTAACACCATTTAAATATTGAAATTCAGTATTTGATACACTACCATCTGCAATTGAAGTAGCGTCTAAACTCGATATTGATATTGACATCTCACTACCATTTAATGATGTATTTACTCCACCTGTTCCTAAAATAGAGAAATTTCCACCCAATCCAACACTTACAGATGTAGAACTTTCATCTCTAATTGATATTGTAGGAAAAGTATTTGAAGTATCAAATGTTTTATTAGTGATTGATTCAGAACCGGCTAAAGTGGCAAATGAACCATCTTGTAGAGCAGTATTAAATTCAGCAGTTGTACCTGTTAAAGTACCCTCACCTAAATCTAATGTTAAAGTATTTGAAGCGCTGTCAATTGTTTTATTTTCTATAGTATCAGTTCCAGTTGGTGTTAAAATAGCACCTGGTTCAAATTGTGAATTTGATGAATTATAAATTAAACCTTGACCATTAGAAACTCCAGATACTGAAAATTGTAAATCTGTACCATCACCTAATGCGGCATATAATTCTGTAAAGTTAGCGTTTATTATTTGACCACCAGTACGTATCGTACTACCAGTACCGTCATTCGCCGTTATTCCTACATTAATTGTTTGTTTAGACATTTTTTCTCTTTTTTTATATATTTATAACTAATTAAGCGGCATCCATTGTAATATTTGTTTGATCAAATGTATCTTGGTCTTCGTCAAAACTATCAGATGAATTTATCCATATTTCTGCTGGTATTGCTAAATTAGTTTTTAATCTATAATTGAAATCACTTAAATTATTTAACTCACCATCTATTGAAGTATTTTGAGTGCCTGTTAATCTTAAATCTGCAATTTGATCAATTCTTACTTGACTTGAATAAAACTCACCTAACAACAAATTACCTACACCTTTCATTGTTGGTCCAGCAGCAGGAACACCAAATCTGGTTGTATTACTTCTAATATCAGTTTTTTCTTTTATAATTACAAGATTATTAAATCTATAATATGATGTTAAAGTCACATCTCTAGTATTTGAAGTAAAGTGATCACTTGTTGAGTCATTAAAGTCAGGATCAACTCCTGCCAATGGTGAAACTCTCAATGTTGTTCCATCAGTATCTGTTCCCAATCTTCTACCAAAGATAGTAGAGAATAAAGTATTAATAATACCTTGAATAGGTGTAAATGATTTACCAGAATTTATTGTTGTAATATTTCTTAATTGTACATCAACTCTTTCCGTAATATCAACTTGACCTGTAAAATAAAAACCAGCAGCGTGCATAGTTTTCTTAAATGAATCTCTCCATTCATTAATTGAACGACCAACTTTAATAACGTAAGAGAAGTCCTGATAGTATAAGCTATCTTGTAATCTCATTGTAGTTTCAGATAAATGACCATCTTGGTTAATAAATTTACCTGAAGTAATTGCAGTTGCAGAAACTGTGACTGATGCTGTTCCTTGATCAAAAATTTTAATTGTTGCAGTTGCGCCACCATCTGATGTTA